CAAATATTGATGATAATGATTATTTGATGTTAGATTCAAATGCTGCAACATCAAATACTTCAGCAAGATACACTTTTTATAGACCAGATTTTACCACTGCTATTTTTAATGTAGACTACAATAATATTGTTACACAAAATGAGGCATACATTGCCTATGTTTTTGCAACTATACAAGGTTACAGTAAGTTTGACAGCTGGACAGGTAATGGTAGCACAGATGGACCGTTTATTTACACAGGATTTAAACCTGCTTGGCTAATGATTAAAAGGATTGATAGTTCAAACAATTGGTATATTTTTGATAACGCTAGAGATAGTTATCAAAACCCTATTGCAGATATGATGGAAGCTAATAGTAATGTCGTTGAAAATGCAAATACAGCAAGAGGAGATTTTCTTAGTAACGGATTTAAAATAAGAAGTGCCGCTAATGCTTTTAATGCTAATAATGGTGTATACATTTACGCTGCTTTTGCAGAAAACCCTTTTGTTTCGTCTACAGGCGTACCAACAACAGCGAAGTAAAACATGGCACTAGGTCATTCAGCCTTTGCCGAAGCCCCGATCGCCTCAGCAGCAGGCGTAAGCGCTACAGTAGCCGTTACAGGTTTACCACTTACCTCGGCTCACGGATCATTAGTACTTTCTGGAACATCTAATGTAACACTTACTGGACAGCCAGCTTCTACAACCGTTGGTACTGTATCAAATGCCATTACGGTTACGCTTACTGGACAACCAATGGTTTCTTCTCTTGGTGCTGTAAGCCCAACTGGTACAAGTTTAGTCATACCGACTGGCCTACCTATGACGAGCACTGTAGGCACTGCAGTAGCTTTACCTGGTACTTTCGTACAGCCAGCAGGTCAACCAATGACCTCAACTGTTGGATCGCCAACTGTTGTAGCTATACAGAATCAAACTATTGTACCTTCTGGTTTACCAATGACATCAACCGTTGGATCACCACAAGTCAATACAAGTAGTGTAGTCTTTCCAAGTAGTCTTTTTGCTCCAATATCAGTTGGCTCGCCACAAGTATTTCTGAATGCAGATGTAATACCAACGGGTGTAACAATGACTGTGGGACGTGGTAATCCAGCAATTTACGCATATCAAGAAGTAGACGATAGTGTTACAACAACGTGGACAGAGGTTGATGATTCTGTTACAATGGATTGGAAGGACGCAGCATAATGGCATCAACATATTCAACAAGGTTAAAAATAGAATTAATTGGATCAGGAGAGCAATCTAACTCTTGGGGTAATACAACTAACAATAATTTCTCGCAATCTATTGAGCAGTCAATTGCAGGCGTTTACACAAAGAATTTAGGAGCATCATCTAGCCCTTATGTATTGACCACGAATAACGGACCACAAACACAAGCAAACAACGAAGCTAGACAAGCAGCAATTGTATTTACAGGTCATGCATCTGATTTTATCGTGCAGTTTCCTGCCGTAGAGAAATTATATTTTTTAAGAAATGCTAGTAGCTCTAATAAAATAACAGCTAGATTAGGTGGATCTGGTAACACTTTTGTTATTAATCCAGGTAGAAACGTATTTATTTCAACAGACGGCACAAATTGGTATGAGATACAAACACAAGGTAGTGATTGGTTAACAAAGAGTGGTAACTATACAGCTTTCGCTGGTGATAAAATATTTGTCAACACTTCAGGTGGAGCAGTGACTATAACATTACCTGCCACAGCTGCTGTAGGAGATGAAATAAGATTTAATGATGTTGCAAATAACTTTGACACACATAATTTGACTGTTGCAAGAAATAGCCATAAGATAGACGGACAAACATCCGACCTAACTGTAGCAACAGAAGGTGCAGGTTTTGCTTTAGTTTATTCTGGAGCAACTTATGGTTGGAAACTATTGGAGAAATAATATGCCTACATATGAATCTATACGATACAAAATTTCTGGAGCAAATATCTCTGGAGTTTTACAAGCATCACAAAACTTAAATGATGTCGCAAATAAGACAACATCAAGAGATAATCTTGGTGTAGAAATAGGAGTCGACGTACAGGGTTTTGTAAATGCAAACTTAGGAACAAACGGAGTTGGTGCTAGAACTGTCGATACAGGAAGTCCTACTGGCGGTTCTGACGGCGATATCTGGTTAAAATATTCGTAATGCATGTCACAGTTTTATGTTAAAGATGGCGGCGCTTGGAGAGAAGTAACAGAGTTTTTTATTCGTGACGGCACGTCATTTACAAATAAAACTGTAACAAATGTCTTTGTAAAAGACAGTGGTAACTGGAGAGAAGTATTTCAATTATTTACAGCCAGTGCCTTTTCTACTTTAACAGACGGTCAAAATATAGCAGTTCCTGCTCTTGCTAATGCAGT